ACGTTCTATAAAACTAATTGTTTTTTTATCTTTCATTACATACCACACATACCATCACACTCATCTAAGAATGATAGTTGCCCTTTCTCTTCTGCTGTTTGTAGGTCGGCTTGATCTAAGGGCACTAATGATCTGTGAACAAATTGCTCTCTTTGTTTATCTGTACCTGTAGTTCTTATTTTTTTATCCACGGCCACCGCATCTTCCCAACCTTGTGGATCGTTATCTCTTAGGTGTCGCCATTCATTATTATTTTTGTACGGACAGAATGTACAAGCAGATCGTGGTAAGTACTTCTCGGGATAGTGTTTAGTAAACCAATTCTGACAATCATATCGTTTCATGCCAAGTTCTAACAATGGCCATCTATTATACAACCATTTATCTCTAGATTCTTTAACACGTTGTAACTCGTCTTGACTGATACCAATCCATTGCTCAAGTATAACACCTTGTTTAACTTTGTGATTTTTCTTAACACCAAGTAATTCTCTAAACTTTTTTTGTATGGGTTCGATCTTAAACTGTGTAGTACATTGTCTACGTCCAAAACCATCTTTGACATGGAAGGGAACAACACAATAGTTTTTGTTTGTGCCTCTTATGTTAATGCCTTCAGTAATACTTTTACGTAAATCACCCGCAGTCGTTTGATATATTGGATAAGATAGTTGTGTAGATAGCCACTCAAGATGTGTATAAACCTCTTCGGGTTCTGATTGTGTGTCAGCAAAAACGGCACAATCTGGCTTGGGTGTAATCTCACCTCGTTCAGCCATTAAGGCCATAACGGATGATTGTACACCTGCACCTAAACTTATAACCCTCATTGTTGGGTTAGGATGTGGTTTGAATAAACTACTTATCATCTTTTTCTATTGTCTCTCCAAGTAATGCCGCATATCCTGGTATATCTATCATACTGTCTAAATGTTTGGGAGAATTTATTAATCTTGCAACCTTGACCAATATTAAACACAAGTAAACTTGCCACACTAATACTTTAAACCCAAATACTACAGACCACAAGTCTGCTATCCTTTGGTGATTATCATATGCATCCCCGTAATCTTTAGAACGTTTACCATTTATTAACTTCATGGCATTTTTTAAAATATCATCTCTTTTCATATCATATACCTAAACTTTCCGAATGATTCTATTATGTGTAAATTATGTTTTGCTCTTGTTATACCCGTGTAAAAAACCCTATGCTCATCATCTTGATTAGGTGCACTAACCGCAGGCCAACACGACTCCGATGATAGTATTACATTGTCATCTTCTCCGCCTTTCATCTGATGTATTGTCGATAGTTTAATACGTGGATTTTGTAAGTCTTCTCCTCGTCTTAATATTGCTGCCATGTAGTCTTGATCGTCTTTGGACATGTTGACTACGTTCACAGACTTCATATCCTTAGGTGCAACCATGCCATGATTAGCAACAAGTTCGTCATATGTCATTGTGCTTTGCGGATCTAAATACTCTAAAGACTTTGCCGATCCTCTTTTAACAACTTGATTCTTACCTTGCTTTGGTACGAAGTCATAGAGTTGTTTGATAGAATCTAAAGCTATTGCTTTATCTTTTTGTAAGTCTTCCCATATTTTCATATACTGAATAAACTCACCATCAAGTGATGTTCTGCCATACCTCTCGTATAGATATCCATTGTCACGTAGATTCGTTTCTATCTTACTGACTATCTTGTTTGTCCGTGCCATGATTGTCCATGACCCCTCGTCTATATCTACATCATACCAATTCATATGATAGTCTACCGATCCTTCACGTGTTGTCGGATTCCAATCTTTGTGTTGTCTTACATCAATTCTATTTACAATCTTATTTGCTAGTTTATGCACAGATGTTGGCACCCTAAAACTCTGATCTAATATCCTAATATTCTCACAAGAATTCATAAAGTTTGTTACATCTACACCATTCCATGCATGTATTGCCTGGTCATCATCCCCCGCATACCATATTCGTTCAGCCGATTGTTTGAGGACCTCGATCATTGACCATTGAAGCTTGGTTAAATCTTGTGCTTCATCGACAATCAATACATCTAGTTTTGGAGCAGTGCCTTGGTTTACAAAATCAGAGATCATATCAGTAAAGTCTCGCTTGTCATACTCACGTTTATAGTCTTTATAAACTTGATCAACCTTATTTAAAAAAGAATAGTTAAGCTGATAATCTCCATTGTCATTATATTCTTCTTCAAGACTTACTTCTCTCATGGTAGCTCGTCCTATTAGTTCTAGATATTGATTGCCTTTATTAAAGGATTGCAGAAGCACACCATCACTGTTGGACTTGGCCGTATAACCATCAAAGATAACTCCAAGTTCTTTTCCTAAGTCATTGAAATCATTACGAGTCATCATGTTAGAATCATTAAGGCCAAGCCAGTTATAGCCTGTTGAATGAAGGGTCTTGAACCATGGAACATCTTTGAGTGATAGTTTAGTTTGTGCCGATATACGATCTTTAGCCTCTTCTATAGATTTCTTAGAAAAAGATACAAATCCTATCCTATCGGGCGGTGTGCCTCTGCCTAGTTCTTCCTTAACTATATCAATCAAAGTATATGTCTTACCACATCCTGGTGGTCCGAATATTAGTTCCTCACCCATCAGTCTTTTCTCTTGGTCTGTTATCTAGCCACTCTTGAATTTCACTCTCTATCCATCTAGATGTTCCATTCTTCTCGGGCAAACCAAGTATTTTAGGTTTAGGAAATATTCCTCTTTGAACCCATAGGTACAACGTAGACTTAGATATTTTAAGCCATGCACATACTTCGGGTCCCGTAAGGAATGTAGTACTCCTTTCCGTTTGTGTTTCTTTAAAATGGGATTTCGTCATCATATGTCTCCTTTTTTACAGATAAATCCACTTCAGTAGTTTCAAATTTAGGGACCCACCACACTCTCAAACTATTCCACTTACCATCATCCATTTTTATTTTTTTCATGCCATTGCATTTAGAATCATGATTCAAATCTTTTAATCTTTGTTGGATCTGTGGTCTATTAAAGGTAGTAAATCCCCTTTGTTTCAAAAACTCCTGCAACCCTTTCATGGTAAAGTATGTTAAGTCTTCTTCTGTCCATGGTTTACCCATGGTCATTTCCTCGGGAGACTTTGCCCGAATTCGGCTAGTGCAGTAGGTTTCTACGAGTTCTTTAAATTGACCTGTTAAGGTCA